TTTGCGCATCAGCGAACTTTTCAACAGTTGACTTATGCAACCCACCTATAACGTTGTTAGCATAACGTGCGGCAATCTCTGACATCATGTAAGAAATAGCGCGGTCAAGCTCTCGTTCGTGCGCTTTTGATGACGTGGGCGACTTGATTAAAGCCTCCCCCGCAGCAGTCAGTTCACGCTTTGCCATCAAATAAAGCCGACAATCTCTGTGGCAGTTGTTCCTGTCGCGTGTATGCGTCTTGCTCTACATAGAACATATCCAGCCACACCGACTACGCTCGCGGGGATTACAACAACATTACCTGCATAAGTTGTTATTTTAACATCACCAGCCACGCCAGCTACAAACGCGCGGATAGGGCTCACTAAGTCGGTCACGTCATCGGGTGTGATTAACACAATGTCATCCGATGGTGACTCAAGCTTAGGATCGTGTCTTAAAAATTTATCTGCCATTTTTTATACCTCTTCATTTTTGAACATCGTGCTAAAATCATCAGCTTTTACAATGTCTTTATCTTCTAAATACTGTGAATAATCTTCACCAATCGAAGCCAGCTTGATCGCGTTATCAATCACCTTTGTTTCGTAATCTATTCGGTCGTTCGCTGTCTCGCCCTGATTGTCCCTGAAAGAAATATCGCCTTTACCAAGCTTGCGCATTAGCTCGTTAATTTTTGGCTCTAAATAGTCGTCCTGGATGATTTCAATTGCATCTTGAAAAGCTGCTCGCTCTGAATCACCAGAACTATTTAATCCTTTTACGTTTTCCCCGACCAGCATTGATAATGGGATGCTTGTAACCATCGCGAGGCGACGCAATGTGATCATGTCGGCATCTGAAAGATTTGATATGTTCTGCGACACCACTTCCAGATCGTCTTCTTTGTCAATCAGCCCAGCAGTATAAATGCCCCGAATATCTTCCATTCTACCAAAATAATCAACCATCTCTACATCAGTGCCGTTCCGCATCGCATCTTTAAAGCCTGCTACTTTGTAGAACATTGATGATGCTTTCTCTATGATTTTAGGTGCTGCTCGTTGCACAACACCATCAGCAATAAGCTGATCATAGATTAAATCAAACTCACCTATTCCGCCATAAAAGAAAGCAGGCGCGTCTAATTCAGGCGGCTGGACATATGTAAAATCAACAACGCGCGTATGATGAATGATTGCGCCGCGCACGTTGTAAAATTTTGGCTTGTAATATCGTGCAGATTGTAAATCTCTGTCAATGTCGCCAATCGTAACCATATCGCCGCTGAACACATTTAAGAGTGCTTTATCAGAGTCAACTACGGCAAGGGGTTTGCTCAAGTCATCGCCTTTATGATGAACTACAATGATGCCGCGACCAAAGGCTAGCATCCATTTTGCCGCTTCTTTAACCTTGTTTTTTAATCGCAAATTAAAATAATCTGAATCGCCAACTGTGTCGAATTGGATTGTGTCTTTTAGAGAATATCCAGCCTTGAGCCTGATTATTTTGCTGCCAATACCAGTGCGATATACTTGGCGCAATGTGTTTGAATCAAGCCGCTGTGATTGAAAAGCGTTTGTTGACATTGCATCGCGTCTATTCACTAGACCTGACACAAGGCTCTTTAAACCATCTGCAAATTTACTCATAAACTACCGCCTAAATAATTGCTACGCTAATCACAAAAGCGATCCGTAGTCAATATTTGTATGAATTATAGGGCTGTATGCGATTATGAAAGCGTCTGCTAGATTAGGAGACTTCACACTTCTCTTATCTAAATCGTCCTTGCTTTCTACTTTCACCTTACCCGAACTGTCAAAATCTTTGAACGGCGTGGATAGCTCATCTATCAATGCATCCAAGTAATCGCAATCACTACTAATAGAAATAAGTTCATCATCCCTGAATTTTTGCTTCTTCGTGATTGCATTGTGCGTATTTCTGAATCTGTCAGCGACCATCCACCATGCCTGCGCTTTTATGTTGCTAAAAAAATCCTTGTTTTTAACGCCATACTCATAATCGCTGGCTGGCTTATGTATCGCCCCGTTTGCTCTAAACGGCGTGTATTTTATACGCGCCCTAGTGCTCTGGTTTAATTCTTTAAATTTACTGCCAGCAGACGCACCAACGCCTATGCAATCATAGTAAATGTCTGACTGTAACTGCCTTGCTTGTGCATAAACGCGCGTGCAGCTACCTAGCAAATCATCCGTAACACCCTGCCATTGATCTATGCTAGATGTGACAATGCCCTCCACATAAACCGTAGCGTTCTTATCTCTGCCATCGTCAGCAATATCATATCCGATGCGTTTAGCCCCACTTATCTCAATATCTAGTTTTTTGTGAGCGTCAATCGCAGACATAATCCATGACCTTTTAATGATCACTTTATCATCATCGGTTTTAGGCTCACCCAAATATATGTGATTGTATTTAGATTCATCCTCTGCTTTTGCTGCTTCAATAACTTTGATTATCGTGTCTGAAAGAAAAGAATTTTCATCATAGTTAATTTTTCTTACGACGGTGTGAGGTGGTGGCGATACTACAAACCGCTTCCACACAAAATCACTTGCAAATCTAGGGTTGAATATGATCCAATGTTGCGAACCTTCTTTGCGCAAAGTTGGGTCTATTATTTCCCACTGTGCTTCGGTTAATAAATGCGCTTCTTCCGCCCAATGTATATCAATACTTTCCAGCGATTTAATCTCGTCAATATTCCGCCATAAACCGTAAAATATAAACTCTGTCCCTGTAACGTTGTTTACTATTTTATTATTAGTGATTGTGAATTGATTTTTCAAACCGAACCGCTCAATCTGAATTTTGAGCAAAGTGTAAACTGATTCTTCAATTTTATTCTGAAATTGACGTGTGCATAATATCCGAAGTTTGAGCTGTGGCATCTGTGAAAATGCAATAGCTATGCCCGCAGCGTCCCATGATTTTGAACTTGAGCGTCCACCGTATAGCACTCTGTTACGTGCAGGCTTTCTCCAAAACTCTTTTAATGCTGGATTAAGTGTTGGTTTTATAGAAGTCATCGAGCGTCATTGTTGGTGTTTCATTGGCTGTGTTGTTTTGAATGTTTACCTGTGTTTGAGGTTTACCCATCACGCAGTCTTTATTCCGCGCTGTGATTTGGGAGTGCATGTTTAGCTCGTGAAGTTCGACATTGTCGCCTTTATGCATTATCAAGCTAGTAGCCTTCCTTTGGTTATATTCGATTGCGGACATGAATATGCCCTCAAGTCTTAGGCGGCGGTCAACTTCTCTACTTACAGCTTGCGTTAAACTTGCGTTTTCTTGCGTTAATTCTGCTAAAGCCTTGGTAGCACTAACGCTTTTTTCAATAACGTCTTGCGTTTTTACACGATTCCACCCATGTTTTTTCATACGTCTGCATATAGTTGATTCAGCAATTCCATACTCTTTTGATAACTTTGTCGATGACTTGCAGTCTACCTCATAGGCTTCACGTACAGCTTTCCATTCGGCAGTTGTTAGTTTAGCCATTCATAAGCTCGTTAACGTTTCTCTCTGTTGTGTTTTTAGTCATTGTTTATCAAAACCCCTAAATACTACACATTAAATCAATTTCCTAAAGAACTCAAGTATTCTTCAATAACTTCCTTCGCATCTATCTTTATACATCCGTCCGTTCCCCACAACTTCGTCACTCTGCTATCCCAAACCCTGCAATCCTCGTCAAATATAGCATCAAGCAAGGCTTTTTCAAGATTGTCTTTGTCTGGGCGTTGCTGGTGAGGCTTGCCAAACATGTCAAGTCGTTTCTTTTTACTCCAGCTTTTCGGCATCGGCATAATGAAAGTGATGTGGCTGCCAGATTCAGGTATTGATACGCCTAGCTTTTTGCATTTATCCTTAAACTCCCAATATCTTTGAGTGCAAGCACGCTTTTTCCACCTGTCTGATTGCGTCATCCGTGGTTTTGGAACTGGGACTATGTTATAAATCTGCTGCTCCATATTTCATTATCCTAGTTTGGCTTAAACATAATTTTGTCGATGCATTCTTGCGGAGTTAATTTGAATTTATAGCAATCAATAAATTCATTATGCCTAGTTGCAACATGCTTATCGAAACTCCACACCCATGACTTGGCTGTTCGTAAATCATTTATAGCTATGGCTGCACAATCTGCATACCAATTTTCAAAACTTAACATACGCACCTCATAAATAAAAACATATCGCACGGTTTAACCATCACATAACACTCATCACCATATCCGTCTCGTATATTTGACAAACTGTTTATTGTATATGTGCCTTCGTCGGCTTCCAGCACTTTATACAAATCACCATCATCACTAAACAGCTTGATTATATCACCTTTATTGAAAGATTTAAACATCTACGACCAAACGCCCGAACTCTGCTTTAGAGTCCGAGCGCGTTGCTTTGATTATGTTAATCATTGATAGCAACCCGATTCTGCTTCGCGCATATCCTCAAAACCAACATCACCGAACGCTTGACGAAGCGCATCTTCATCATCTTCAACATCTATATCTAATATTCTGAAAATATTCATAAGCTCTTCGTTTGTGTCATCGTCAGATATTGTTGAACCATCTTTTCTTGATTCATTTACAGCGCGAATTTCATCAATAATTTTTTCAATAACTGGCTTTTCTTCAACATCGTCAGTTTCTACAACTTCCACAAAAATACCCTTGGTGACCATCCATTCAAATTTTGGACGGTTAAACTTTACGATCTCACCTGTTTCTGTGTTTTCAGTTGTTGCGATTCTTTTGTTACATGTTGTAACTTTTACAGTGAAGTTATGTTCGACGTTTTTATATGTGTTAAGAATAAGTTTCATTTCATGCCCCTTTTGTGTCTTTCGATATGCGAAGTATTGCATAATGTGCAAGATGACGCAAGCTTTATTTTCACATTGT